TAATTTGTTTTGCTACTAATAAAGCCTTGCCAACTGCCGTTTCTTCATTTGCTATTGATATTGCACTATCTAAGGATTGCATTTTTAATTGTAACCTTGCTTTTTCTTGATCTTGTTCAATTTTAAGATCTTCTGCTGCTTTTTTCTTCAATTTCTCTGTAGCTTCAGCGTTATCTTTATCCTGAGCCTCTTTTCTTAATTTTTGGAAATGTATAAAAAGATTTAATTTGTCTTGCTCAGTGCCCCCTGCAAGTTGTAGTTCTTCAAATGCCCTCTCTCTTTCTAGGTTGACTTTTTTAAGGTGCGTATTAGCCTCTTTATCTTCACGCTCTTTTTCAAACTTTTCAAATATTTTATTTACTGCTGATCTATCTTTTTCTATTGCGTCTTGTCTTTGATCATCATAAAATTTGTTTAGTTTTCTCTTTGCTATTCTTAAAAAAGCTTCATTTTTAATTTCTTCTTCTAATTTTTTTAACTCCCTTTTTCTTTCTAGTTCTAGCTGTTTTAAATGTGTGTCAGCCTCCTTTTCCTCTCTTTTTCTTTGAAGATCAATTAGTAATTCACTTGTTTTATTCATACTATCCAGTGCAATCTTGAACATATTTTCACCGTGCTTTTTTTCTCTTGATTGAAGCCTATTGTGAAAACCATCACGCTGATTTACTAATGTGGTTAATTTTTTTTCTGTTTCATTAATAACCTTGTCACCCTCTTTAGCTACTTCTTCAGGATCAAAAAGCATTGAAGATGTACTCATTGTAAAATCTTCAGCTAAACTTGTTGCCCTTACACCTAGCCCTGGAACAAAACTTGCTGCGTATGTTGCTGCATCAATAGCTGCCAGGATCATTGTTACAGGCGCAGTTAATACACCAATAATTCCTGCTAGTATTTTTTGATTTCTTTCGGCTGCTGCTACCTGTGATTTTTTAATTGCTTTTTCTTGTTCAAGTTGTAGTTCTAGTGCTTGAATTACTTGATCAGTTTGCGCCATTTTTAATCGCAAAATTTCTTCTTCACTTTTGCCTTGTCTTTTTAAAGTTTCATCTTGACTGTTTATGGTATCTAATTTATTTTGTTCAGCTGATACTTGTTCTTGCACGTCATTAAGCAAGTCCTTTTGTTCGCTTGAAACACCATTAATTGCATCTTTTAATTTATCAAAGTTTGCTACAAGGGTACCAACTAATACTACAATTGCACCAATACCTGTTGCTATAAGTGCCTTTTTAAAAAGGTTTAAAGAAAGCCCTGCAAGTTTAATTCCTTTTGATGCCGATACAAATAATTTACTAAACTTTACTATTTGACCAGATAAACCACCAGTAATGGTATTCAAACCAGATTGTATATCTCTGTTTTTTAAAAGTGATTCATTAAATTCTAGTGCCTTGACTTTGCCAACCCCTGTTGTTTTATTTTGTTGTTTGAGAACTTGGTTGTATTGTGAAGCTTCAACTTTTAATGTTCTTAATGCAGCTGCCTCTACTTTTAATTCAGCATTAAAATCTTTTAATGTTTGTGAAGCCATCATTTGCTGAGTGCCATTCATTTTTGACATTTCAAACTCAAGCTCTGCTATTTTTAATTTTAAATCTGCAACAAACTTTTCTTGTAATTTAATGCTATCGTTAACATCATTAAAGTTTTTTTTCGCTTGTTGTACGTTTACTTTTACATCAATTACTTTTTCCATTTAACTTCTTTTTTTAATTGTCTGTAACCCTCTTTTAAATTATTGGGCAACCGAAATTGACCTTGTGCAATTCTCACGTTTTCAGTTTCACCTTTTGCATACTCTAATAATTGTAATATACTACTTAACATCTTAGCTAACTTTATTTAATAATTCTAATGTACTTTTACCTGTTTGCAGGTTTGTTGAGATTTTATTTATTAAAAACTCCACATCATTTATAACAATTGTATCAGCCAATTTATAATTAAGTAAGAAACTTTGTGGTAAAAAAGCTGTTACTTTTACAAGCCTTCTACTACTACTAAAAACATCATTTATGTAATTTTTATAAAATGTGCTAAATAAAGTATTAGCATCTATTGAGTTATTAAATGCGTTAATTTCTGTACTAAAGTTTATTGTTTGCCCAGTTGTAAGTGTTGTAGTGTTTATAGTTATATTTGAGGCACTCGCAGGGGTAGAGGTTTCAAAAAAACTGCCTGTTAATACTGGTGTAATAGTTGTACCAGCACCTGGCGCAACCGATCCTGTTGTAGTTTCAAATGTTGTGGCATTAATAAACTCAAAAGTGTAGTTGCTTGATTCAGCACCGTCAACAGTTATAACCCTTGTTTCTGATCCTGGTCTGAAATTAGTTGCTCTGTTGTATGATTGAATACTTGCTGGTGTGCCTGCACCACCACCGTCAAAAATTTGTATTCTTTCTGATGATGTTGTTTCTCGTAAAAATAATAAAGGTTTTGCTATCGTTGCATTTTGATCGTTGTCTACAAAATAACCAAACCCTATGCCTGTATTAGCGTTATTGTTTACATTAATTAACCTTTCAAAAAACATTTTTTCAAATGGTAATTCTATTTTATAATCTTGCCCCCTGTTTAATCTTGGATCACGCCCACTATTTTGTGTTGTTGATGCTTTGGCACTTGCATATTCTCGACCATTTATCTTGTCAAAGAAAAAAGCACCGAATGTTTTTGGCTCTTGAAAACTAAATTCAATATCATTAAAAGGCACACTAAAACCACTTTCACCTGTACTTGTATCTACAAATTCAGTAATGTTTCTGCTTGTGCCACTTGTATAAAAACTATCAAGCGTTCTAACTCTAACTTTTCCGTAATCTGCACTACTAATATCACTTTCAATAAAAGCTGTTAGATTAAACATTTTAAATAAACCTGTTAAAAAGGTTAGTATTTTCATATCAGGTATTTGTTCTGATACTATAATAGTGTCAACTAATGATGAGGGGCTAATAACACCTGGAGTTACAGCAAAATTAAATATGTCTGGTTGGCCTGTTGTATCAGTGCTTGTAAGTGTTTTTGTAAATGTCATTGAAAAACTTAGGGGTAATGATGTTTCAGTTGTTTCTATTTCAAATACGACTTTATTTTCTACCAATGATCCGTCAATGTCTGGTGCAGAAAAAGTTGTATTAAGGCTTAGGGGGTTTGTATTGCCATATTCCTGACTTACTATTGGCTCACCTGTCGTGAAGTCTTTTATCCTTGCTGTAAAATTTTTGCTTGTATCACTAGAAGTAATTGTCCAATTAATACCCATTTCTTCCGTATCAACATTATCACCCACCCCTGATTGTGCAACTCTAAAAGTAAATACACCACCCACAAATGTTGGTATGAAATTAGACACACCATTATCATCAAAGAATGTTGTAGTATCACCTGTGAAGCTTTGTATTGTATCAACTAATATAGTGTTTATATCACTTGCCCCTGTTGGTGTTACTCCTATATCACCTTTGTTTCTATGTAACCACATATATAAATCACCAAACAAGCCTGTTGTTGTAAAAAAATCTGTTGTGAATTGTAAATCAATGTCAGCATCATTTTCAATAGCGTTTATTATGTCAATAACTCTTATGGCTGGTTTGAGATCGTTAAATTGTAATCCTTTTGTGCTGCCTAATCTTTCTGTATCACCACTACCAGAATCTGCTTGACTTGCTCCACTTGAAGGTGCGTATAGGTTTCTTGTTAGGCTTGATCTTTCTTGTGTTGTTAAAACACCTTGTGCCGTGCTATCATAAATAAATCTTTGAGTATGTGATATTAAAGGATATATTATGTGTGCAGTAGAAGTTGTTGTGCCATTCAAAGTTGTAACAAATGTTTCTAAGCCCTCTTTTACTGTTGCCACATTATAGTTGTGATTATATTGACTAAAATTTAAGCTACTTAATTTTCTATCTTTTAATCTATCTTTCAATGTAATTGTTTCACCAAAGAAAGTAATGTTATAAGAACTAGGCTGATTATTTTTTAATTTAACTTGATTTAAAACTATATAGCCTTGTCTAAATGGTCTATAATTTAATTCTAACCTTGCCGTAAGCTTTGTGTTAGCATTAAATACCTCGTCACTAAAAGTTGTTAGCTGTATGTCTGTTCTGTAATAATGCCTAAATAATCTATTGTTAATTTTTGATGCTGGTAAATTGAAGCTTTGACTAAAGTCGGTAAATACTTTTTTTATGTCTTTTATATCTTGTATTGTTTGTGTTAGTTTTATTTGTTCATCTTCAAATAAATCAAGTCTTTGGTAATCAATATCTGTAATTAGATTATTTTCATTCCATAGCCTTGTTGCATTTTGCCATAGATTGTTTTCATTTTGCCACAAGTCTGGATCTGGCTGTGGTGCATCTAAAATTATATCTGGTATGGCTAAACCTACTTTGTTCATTATCTAATTGTATTGATCCTATCGTAAGCATATAATAATTGTAGTTCATAATTTGCAAGCTTGTCATTTAAACTTGTTTGGAATGTTACGCTTTTGCTTTCTACTACGACTGGATAATATTGTGGCCTTGTGTTAGCATCACCACCAATAGCTGATCCATTTATCCACACTCTTGATGATACATAGATTTCTTCTATTAATTGATTGAAATCATCAGGTACATAACCACTATTTATTGTTAGTGCCTGCCTGCTATTTATATTCATTGTTTTGTATTGATGATTATTCTTCGAGTAGTTTGCAGCAGTTGTTAGCGTGTTGCTTTTAAATGTTTCGTTTGTTACGTTAAGTGTTTGTGTAGATTTTAAAAAGAAGTTTGCCCTTTGTATTGCGCCCTCTTTATTAATAAAATACAGCTCTATATTATCATATTTTTTACAAGTATCTTCTATAACTTGCACTGTTTGTGATTTAACACCATCTGTTACAACTACGGAAGTTATTGTTGCAGTTGTGCTTGTCGCATATTCAATCATTCCAGATGTGTTTGTAACACCTGTTGATATTGTAACACTCGATACAGTTGATGATCCATTTTTGAATGTAACCGTTTGTGCGCCTGTAAAAGTATCAGAGCCAGAATTTACACTCATATTAGCAACAACTGGTATTTTCAACACTTCGCTTGTTTTTCTAATGATTTTCGAGTTTGATTGTAATAACATTGTATCACCTTTATAAGCATTTAGTGTTTGTGTTGTTGCACTATTGGTTGTAGATACTGTTGTAAAGCCATCTTCAAAATATCCATACCCATCAAATGCCATCATAATTGTTGTAACTGCATCAAGCGCATTATTGCTGCTATCAAAAGGTGTTGCAGTTGTCTGCACCCACAAGTTTACACCATTGTTGCCAAACGTACCACTAAAATCATAATCAATATAATCTTTAATTAGCTCACCTATTTCAAATATTACATAATTGTTATTAGCCACTTCATTCTTTCTTAGTGTATATGTTGTTGTTGGTGAGGTTTGGTATGCACCAGTATATATTGCAATTGTAAGCTGGCAACTAGCCAGATTAGTATTAGCTAATTTCATATATATAGGTGTGTTAATGTTTACTTTTTGTATAGCCATTATGGGTTTAGTGTTTTAGTTAATTCAATTTCAAAATCATCACCAAACGCTTGTAGTACTTTATTTGGTAGATCTTTATAATACTTAATAAATGGCTTTGTAAAGAACAATGAGGGCTTGATTCCTTTTCCAAATATGGACCTAGCAATTAAAAAGGCTATTGATTTTTGAAAACCCACTTTATTTACTGCTCTCGGCATAAACCTACCCCTAGAATCTCTGGGAGCAAAACCTTTACGAACTACAAAAGAATCTAACGCTCTTGGTGGTGGCATATTGTTTGTGTATTTATATACCCTTGCTTGATTACCATAATATTTTTTACCAACACTTTCACCACTTTGTGTTCCCTTTACACCAAGATCCTGATACTTACCATATTCCATCATAGTAAAAAAAGCAGTTTGTGTTTCTGGTATGTAATCACCATTAATGCTGTTTTTTAATCTGCCACTTGTTTTTTTAAAAGGCACATTGTTTCTTGCATCTATTACAACCTGCCTTACAAATGTTCGCATTACATCATTTAGTTTATCTAATTTCATCAGCAGATATTTATATCATTCGGTATTAATATATCCATAGTTGCAACCCAACCAGCTACTTCATTTTCAAATCTATCATAAAAAGGCTCACAAGAAACTGCTCCATCAAGCTGATACTTTGTTGTATATAAATCGCCACTTCTTAATGTTTCAATTAATTTATTAGCAACAGCAAGTTGTGTATTCAAAACATCGTGTTCATTATTGTTACCCCTAAATATGTCAGTAGTTTCTTCCTTGCTTGTATCAACAATATCCATACAAAATACGCTTATATTAAATCTTAGTATTTGATCTTCTTGTGATACGTTGTTTATTATTATATGGCTCAACGGATATATTGTTTGTTTTGATAAATCTATTTTTGTAATATCACCTGTTGTAACTGTGTTTACATTCTCATCAGATAACAAGTTTGTTTTGATCGTTTCGGTTAATAAGTAAAAACCCCTTGCTCCACTCATTTTCTGTTTTTAATTTGTTTCATTTCTAAATCGTTTTTTTCCTTAATAAATTCTAATGCCGTTAAACATTGGTGCATACCTAATCTAGTGATATTTTCAAATCTTCTAACATCACCCTTAGCGAGTGCGAAAATTGACTGATACCACCCCCACTTAGCTCCAAAGCCTCCAATTGTTGTCTTTGTGTCGGGCTCATTAGTTCCATATAGCCCATCATAATTTGCGACAATTCTATCCCTAAATTGTAAAAAAAAACAATGGAAGAAAAGCATACTGATAAAGGCATATCTTTCATAATATCTGTATCAAGCCCATCATAATCAACAATGCTATAACGCTCATCATATTTAGCATTTATTGGCCTATATAAAACAGCCATAGCTTTGTGCATTTCTTGCCAGTCTTTTATATAAGTATCAACATCAACATATTCACCAAAAGTCATTTCATCTAGGCTTGGTATAAAACCATATTCAATATCGTGAATAGAAAATCTATTTATTAAGCTATCTGTTTTATGCTCAAATATTTTTATTAGTGTTTTTTGAATATTAGTAATGTGGCTCATACGAAATTGGAAAACATCTTGTACAGGAATCTTACAAAATATTTCTATCATTCTTGATCCTAGCTGATACTCATCATCTATTTTTTCTTGTGCGTCTAAATAGTTTTGATATTGGCCAAGTGTAATATCGTGTAAACTTTCTGGCACGTTGATTTTGATTCTCATAATTATATAACAATTTTATTTACTAATTTATAAAAAAAAAGGGCAGTCTTGCAACTACCCTAATTAAACTAAACTCAAAATGAAAAATCTACTTTACTTGTTTTGTTTCCAGTAAAGCATTTCTTGTACCTGTTGCTCTCGGCTAAGGCTTTCCCAGTTTGGTTTCAAAGCTGGGTGTATTATTTTATTTCTTTTTCGCATTCTTTTGGTTTTGGGTTATACACGCCCATTTGTTCATCAATAAAAAATCTCAATGACCAAAAGGCTAGTTCGGTTATATCTTTTGCATTAATGCCAAGCTCATCTATATAAAAATTATGTGCAGATAATTCTTTGCATATATCCCAACATTTGTAATAATATATTGTATAGTTAGCACAGTATTCGTGTATATATTCATATACTTTTTCTTGATCTGGCTCTTCATATTTCTCACCTTTTTCTTCAGCACAATGTGGGCAGCCAAACTCATCAGCTAGATGTTCTCTTAGTTCTTCTATGAATTGATATTTATTAAATCCCATAACTAATTTTTGATTTAAGCATATGCTGTATTTTTTCTTCTTGCGTTCCTTGGAACCTACCCATCAACGGCACAACCTCTGTATGATATTGAATACCTTTTCTAATAGTTTTTTTACCAAGCTTGATATCTTTGTCACATACATATTTTTTTCTGCTGTAATAACCATACACATCATCTTCTGGTTTTTCGGTTTTTATTGATCCCATAAATTTATGACCACAATAAAAGTCAAGATGATAGCCGACAATTTCAAATTTATTTTCCATTTTATTTATATTTATTTATAACATAAAAATAATAAATATTTTTGGATCTTCCAAATTTTTCTATTGGATT